GATGTTGTTCGTCACGCCGCCGCCAGCAAGCTCTCTGAGCTTATTCAGCCCGAGCACCACTTCAGCCCCGTTGCCGTCCCCGAACCCTTTTAAGCCGCCCGGAGTCGCCAGTACCGTGGGCTGTGTAAACATCACGCCGTTGTTGTACGCTTTTCTGTACCAGTCCACCGCCAGATGCGGAACGCTCGGGGGAGACAACGAAAAGCTCCCTTGTATCGAAAAATGCGGAAGTTTCAGGTCAGGGAACTTCCATTCGAAATTGAATAGGCTTTTGACCTTCTCAATCGCGTTGCTGATTGTGTTTTTTATGCCCTCAAACACGCTCTTGATGTGCTCCCATAGCGCAGAAGCCTTTTCTTTGACCGTGTCCCAATTCTTGTAAAGAAGTACGCCAGCCGCGACCGCCGCCCCGATGGCAATGGTCACAGGACCGCCGAGAACGCCCACTACTGTCCCAAGGACAGAGATGACCGTCCCCACAGCAGAAACGATTTTCCCGATTATCAGGATCGCCGGTCCGATAGCCGCTACCACCGCACCAATCTTGACGATGGTCTGCTGTTGCTCCGGTGTCAGTGCCCGGAACTTTTCCGTCAATGTCTGGATGAATCCAGCGAATTGCTGAACGATAGGAGCGGCGGCTGTCTGGATCGCGCCGCCGAGTTCAGCCCCGGCAACCTTTGCCGAGTTCATCGCGGTCGTGAAGCTGTCTATCGGGTCGAGAGTCCCTTCAAAGGTCGCTGAAACAGACCCAGTGGCATCCTGCACCGCTGTGCCCAGATTCTGAAAGTCAATCGTGCCGTTCTTAACCGCTTCATAGACCTGAGCACCAGATTTCCCGAATAGCTCATAAGCCGCAGTCAGTCCGTCCGTTGTCCCCGTCCCGTTGAGGATTGTGTTCTGAAGGTCAGACAGTGCCTGATTGAGAGGGATGCCGTCCGCAGTGGCGTTCTTCAACGCCTTCTGCAAGCTCCCCATGACGGTCGAAGCATCAGCACCTGAGACTTCCATCTGCCCCATGAAGGTCGCCGCTTGGTCGATGTTCAGACCCATCTCGGAGAACGCCGCGCTGTTCGTCACAAGCCCGGAGAGGAGCGTGTCCATACTAACCCCGGTATTTTGCCCAACGAGATTCAGCCTGTCGAGCAAAGCCCCGGCATCTTCAGCCCCCAGACCGAATGCCGAGAGGGCTTTTTGCGTCTGGTCAATGGAAGTAGAGACATCCGTCCCATTCAGCTCCGCAAACTGGATGAATTGCCCGGAGAGCTGTTCGAGTGCGTCCCCGGTCAATCCGAAGCGGGTATTTACCTCGCCTACCGCCGTGCCAGCCGCCTCGAATGTTGTCGGGATCGTGGTTGCAAGGTTCTCCGCTACTCTCTGCATTCCTTCGAGAGCTTCGCCGCTTGCCCCTGTCTTCTGGACGATGATGTCCATCCCGGAGTCGACTTCCTTGAACGCCGCGAGGGATGCCGCACCGACCGCCACGATGGGAGCTGTAACGTGAGTCGACATCGCCGTTCCAACGCCGCTTATCTTGTCGCCGACTTCTTTGACCTTATCCCCGGCAAGTTTGAACTGTTGAGAAGCGACAGACCCAAAGTCCTTCGCCTGTTTCTTGAGCGAATCGAGTGCCTGTTCGTCGGCAATTATCTGCCGCTCGAGGGCTTTCGCCTGTTCGCTGTTCTTGTCGAAGCCGTCCGAGTTCTTCATTTGCTCGAGGGCTTCCCGCTCCGTTTTCAGTTTTTCTTCGGTCGCGGTGATGGCATCATTGAAATACCCCTGTTTCTGCCGCAGGAGATCCACGTTGCCCGGGTCGAGCTTGAGGAGTTTGTTGACGTCGTTCAAGCCATTCTGGGCAGCCTTCAGGTCACTATTGACGCCCTTTAGCGCTTTCGATAGGCCTGTGGTATCGCCATCGATTTCGATTGTAATGCCCTTGATTCTGTCCGCCATGCCTTAAAACCTGTCAAAATCTTCTTGAGTTGCCAGTGTCTTGTACTCGACATTGTCGTTAGACATCTCGATGAACATGTCGAGCACGTCTCCATAGTTGAGCTGCTCCAGGTCAGACATGTGTAGCCCGGCCTGGAAGCATCTCAGCATATAGAGGCTAATTGTCATTTCCCGCTCTGACGGGCGGGACTTTTTTTTACTGTTTCGTGCGTCTCGGATGCGCCCTGGTAGAAATTGAGGATTTGTGTCGCGTTCTCTGCACTCATCAAGTCCATCGCACCGAAGCCTTCAAGCCACTCGACATAGCCCGCCTCTGACAGCTTGGTCATGTCTTCGCCTTCCGCGCTCTTCGCCATGATGTAGGCCAGCTCGCCGACCATCTCCACCATCGCTTCCTCGTCCGCTTTGCCCAAAAAATAAGGCAGGAGATTCTTGTGGAATACCTGCCGGTAGCGGATGGGCGTCGCCGCTGTTGCCCTCATCGGGACTTCTCTTTCTCCAATTTTTATGATCCCGTATGCCATATGCTACCTCACGTTGTAGCGGACGGAGCTGTCGGCTGATAGACCGCGCTAGTCCATGCCGCGTACTGCGTCGCCTGGGACTCAGAGCAACTTGCTTTGACGATGTCCGTATCCAGCGCCGCATTGTAGATCGGGATTGCCGTGAACGTGACAGTCTCGGTCTGAGGCTCCAGCGTCTCCTCAGTGGTCGCACCGGAGATGGAGGGCCTGCCGCAGGTCACGTTGTACAGAACGTGGCGAGTCGCCTTGTCATCGCCCTCAAATTGGAAGAGCAGCGCGAAGTGAACCGTCTTAGCACCAGCATCCTCAACGAGGACCCCGTTGCCGTCCGTGATATAACCAAGGACATCCTTCTTGAAGTCCTCCGGAATCAGAGCACTCTCGAAGTCGCCGCTGTAACCGTTATTGCTGTTTCCGATCCAGTAGTCGATATTGTCTGCCCGGAACTTCGTTTCCTCTCCCTGCGCATCCATCGACAGATTGACCGCGCCCAGCCACTGTTTAGGTGTTTCATACGTCGCAGTGTTGGTCGACGCGTCGATGGTAGCCACGGCGTAGTAGACATTCTTCAGGCCGTATTTAACCTTGTTAGCCATTAATCACTACCTCCATAGTGTATACAGTTTCGTGCATATGCTCGCTGTCGATGTATTGCTCCGCTTTCCCGTAGCCCATGCCGTGGGAGGCGAAGACAGCTTCGACAGCTGCTTCCTGGACGAAGTCCTTCTCGTCGGTGTAGAGTTCCACCGCAAGGACCACAATCCTCTGATAATTGATGTTGTCGGCGTGCAGATCGCTGATTCCGTCAAGCATCCAGCAGATGAACGGTGGCTGCTGCCCGGTTTCCGGGAACTGATAATAAGCGTACGGAAGGCCGACCTCGCCAATCATGGCGTCTATTTTCTGATACGTCATAATTTCTCTTTGATAGCCTCCTCGAATGACTTAATCACTTCCTGCTCGACCGGCGCGATATGTTCCTTGCCGTCCGTGCGACCTCCGCCGCGCTTTGCGTGCCCATGCTCCAGCAGGTGGGGAAGACCAGGCTTCGCTCGGTTGTAGATGATGCCCTGCGAAGAATACCGCCCCTCCTTCGCCTGGGATGTCCACCCTGCGGCGTACTTGCCAGTACCGCTGAAATTGGTCTGCGCATTCTGCTTAACAGCCTTCGCGCCTTTTCTGGCGATTTCTTTCGTGACCTTCTGGATGTTCTCTGCCACTTCATCGCCGTACTTGGTCAGGATCTTGGCGATCTCGATCTCGATGTTAATCGCCTTTGCCATTCGTCCCACCTTTCCGCTCGACGTACAGCTCAAGAGTGTCCGTCCGCCCGTAGTAGGTGCGATAAACAGCGTAGGTCTCGCCATTGTACTTCACGACCTTCTCGCCGTTATAGTCGCCGGCGAACATGGTGAACTCATATTCCGGATTCAGCCCATTCCGCCCCGCCTCGAAGAACTCCGTGCGCGAAACACTGTTTACCTGGCAGAAGACATCCCTGGAGGATGTGACTGTCTGATAAACACCGTATTCATTTTTCGTCTTTGTCTCCGAGATGAGACTGATCACACTGCTCCGGTCCATGTTGTATACCCCGTCGCCATTGACAGCTGTGCCTTCTGCTCGTCGTAGCTGGCCTTCAGCCGGTCATACTCATCCGGCTCGCCGAAGTTCATCTTGCAGTAGGTGATTATCGCCCTCTGACAGATTGGATCCAGTTCAGACGGAAGTGTAACGCCCGCAATCCCGAGGTCAGTCTGTGCCGCGGCGATCAGGAGATTAAGTTCTGTATCGAACGCGTCCGTCGTGATCCGGAGCGCCAGTTTAACGAGTTCAAGCATTGCTTTGTTCCTCTAATAACTTTTTCTGATATCCAGCGTAATACTTCTCGTCGGATATCATGTACCCAACGTGCCCGCAGATGATTGACGGATCGCACCAGACTTTAAATCCGCACTGTCTTGCCCGCCAGCAGAACGCGAGGTCCTCCCCCGTGTTCCCGATCGGAGCAAACATATTACCGAACTTGCTCTGGACGTCGAAGAACGGGTCTGTCTTCATCAGAACGCAGCCAAAGCCGCACCCGCCAACCTCAAAAAGTTGGTTCGGGATCTCTTTGAACTCCGCCCATTCAAAGACCTCGCCCTGCTTCCTCTCCAGTTTGTCGAACAATACCGGCGAATATGGAGCAGTCCTTCTGAAGTACAGCCCGGAAACAATGTCCAGGTCGTTCTCCGTCAGCGTCTTCATCAGCCGATCTAATATGTCTGGCTCGAACACCATGTCGGAGTCGAGCCAGAGCACATAGTCAGCTTCTGTCTGGATTGCTTTCGTCGCGAGCGTGTTACGGCTCGTATAGATGAGCGATCCCATCTGCATCGAGAGGACACAGTCCCCTACCTTTCGCAGCATTGCCAGTGACTGGCAAAATGGTGCCGGCACTTGATCCATGCACGGCACCGCGATCAATATTTTCATGTGTCCTCCCCTTTTTATGCACTTGTCCGAATTACTTCGTGATCTTAACGAACGCGTCCGGAGCAACAACGCCGAGACCGACGAACTCACGACCAAGCACGCGGACGAGGTCGTTGGTCATCAGAGTGACGTTGTCATACTTGATGTCGATGTCGTCGCCGTTCGGGAAGTTCGCAAGAGCGCCCTGGTCCAGATCGCCAACGATCGCATATGTCACGCCGGTAGTAGCTGCGCTGTAAGCCGTGATGGTGTTGTTGAACACGACCGGCAGGCCCTCGAAGGGATCATACGCGTACTTGTTGTTCGCCTGGAGGCCCTTAAAGGTGCCCCATGTCGCCTTGTTCATGATGACGACCGGATTCTGAGCCTCGTCAGACAGGTAAGCCATAGCTTCCGCGATCGTGCCGATGGAAGCAGTCGCAACTGCCACAACCGGAACGCTCGGGCAGGTCGCTGTGGAGACAGTACCGCACGCGATGATCTTCGCGACGAGCATATCAGCTGCCTTCTTCGCGATTCTGTAGGTCAGTTCATCGTAAATGTAGTTCAGGAACGCTTCGCCTCTGAGGTCCATCGCCTCATCGGAGATGCTGATCCATTTCTTGATGCTCTGAGGGATAAGGTTCACGGTGCCGAGGACCAGATTCTCTTCAGAAACCGCCTCGCCTTCGTTATGTGTCGCCGCAGCGCTGGAGCTGATCTCAAAACCAACCTTCAGATTGCCCTTCAGGTAGGACTTCCTGACGCGGCTCATGATGCCCTCACGCTCCCACGCGGTCTTGACGATGTCATAGACGAGCTCCGGGACAGCGACGGTGCCGTTCGTGGCGTTCTCGCTCAGGAGAGCACGGCACTCTGTAGGATCTTCGTTCTTGATGTACTCGGCATACGCCTCAATGTATTCTTTGCTGTTTCTGATCTCTTCCATTGTCGGGATCTTCCTTTCTTCTGTTTCGATTTTCTCTTCGACAGTGCCGGCGCCTTCCGCGACTGCTGCACGAATCTCTGCGCGGGCCTGCTCAGCTGCTACGCGGGCTTCAAGCTCCGCCTTGATTGCTCTGACTTCTTCTTCCAGAGCGTCGAGGTCAGCTTCAGGAGCATCAAGAGACGCAACGATCTCTGCTTTCCTCTCCTCGAGCTGCTCGACAGTCATGTCTTTGAGTTCCATGTCATACCTCGCTCAAAATTCTTATTTTCTGTTTCCGCTTCTCGATCTCCAGCTTCGCGGCTCTTGCACTCTCCAGTGATGCCCGGGCACTCTCCAGTGCTTCGGACAGGCCTCGCGCCTGAATCGATGTGGCTTCATACGCGGGGAAGGTGACAGCAGACACTTCGAAGACCTTCGCGAATGATCTGATGTGTCTCGTCGGATGCTCGGAGTCGAGATCCTCCCACGCGTCCTCATTAACCGCGAACATGAAGGACATCCCGGACAGGTCGCCCCTCTGGACTGCGGAATAAAGGCTCTTAGCTTCGGCATTGTTCTCCGTGTCGAGGTCGACGCGGATATCCATGCCCTTCTGCGGCACCACACTCAGCTGCATGGTGCTGTTCTCGTTGTTGTTCCTGCTCCTCGCGAGCGGGATCATGTCGGTGTTGTGGTTCACCAAGAACCGGACGTCGCGGAGATCCGTGTCATCCAGCGCTCCGTCGTCGATGATCTCATCACACCAACCAAGGTCGGTCCGCTCTCCGTACACGATCGGCGTGCCGGTGAGGATGCTGCCGTGCTGTTCGTCGTTCTCTGCACGGACTTCAAAGTTAAACGCTCTGATTTCCTTCGTCATTGCTCTGTTCCTCGCTTATCTTTTCGTCAGCGTTGTAGTATTCGCCGCGAATGATGCGGCTGTCCCCGCCTTCGACCGGCGGGAGGTTCCAGATGTCACGCACATCGTTGATGGACAAGATGCCACGGTCGAGCAGCTGTGCGGACACATTCAGCTTGTCGGTGTTGCTCATATACTGAAGCCGGTTCGCGGTCGCCATGACCATGTTCCCCTGCGACTGTTCCCGGAATGTGAACAGCATTTTAGTCATCACTTCGGAGAACTGGATGGCGAACGGCTCGATTGCGCCCTCATAGAACGCGCTCCAGGAATCGCCGAAGGCCTTGTTCGTCAGGACGTCCTCGTTCATTCCGAAGTACTCGAAGACGTTGTCCTTGATCTGCTTCATCTGGTCGGCATCAACCACCCAAGGCTTAACCTCAACCTGCTTGATGTCGGAGTAGGTATTCGGAAACAGGAGCAGACCGCCGCCCTGTGCTTCTCTGGCAAAGTTCTCCTCGGTGAACCGTTTCCGTTCCTTCGCGAGGTCCTCCGCCTTAGTGAAGTTGTTGACCTTCGCCATGAACCGGTACGACGCAGCGCTCTTGACGCCCTCCTCGATGCCCTGATTCTGGATATGGATGAGGTCCATCGTCGGGAACAGCGCGTGATTGCTCTCTCCGAAGAAGTCGCTCTTGTGCTGGAACTTCGTCATGATTCCGCAGAAGTCCATCTCGACTGCTGCCTTCTCGTGATTCTTGAACTCGTAGCGCAGATAAGGGACTTTTCCGTACTGAACCACCTCGCACTTCTCCGGAAGCGGCGCGAACACGCCGGACGGCTCTCCGTACTGGTCATAGATCGGAATGATGAACGCCGTGTTGTATATGTCGAGCAGAGTGCTCAGCCTATACATGAACTGGCTCCACGTCTGGAACTGGTTCGGACCGTGGCGGAGTTTATTCTGGAGCCCAGGACGAGCTGCGCCCTGCGTTTCCACCTTGAGCTTGCTGATGTGCGTCGCCCTGGCGTGGATCGCCGCCCTGATCAACTCGTTCTCATAGAGCTCGCCATTCCATGTTGTGAACCGAGGCGAGTATCCATTAAGCATCTTGAACGTCGTCTCGATCCCTCGCGCCTTCGGCCTGTTTCCGAATATGATGTCGAACAGTCCCATCTCTTAACCTCTGTTTTTCAGCTGCTCCCCAATCTCGCCATACCATTTCTGGCGAACTGTCAGCGCATCCAGCAGGGCAGCCGTTCCGTCAATATGATCGTTTGGGGACAGCTTCACCAACTTGCCGCGCCCGCGTTCATTACTCATCTTTATCGCGCTGTTAAGTAAATGTATTTTGAGGAGATCGTTGTCTCCGATTTTCAATGTTCCGTCCTCAAGCAGGCCCTGCATCTCCTGGATCACCGGATAGAGGTTCTCGCCCTGAAAGACGTCGTCCATCTGGAATCCATAGTTCTGCATGTCCTGCACGAGGTACTGTGCCGAGTACCTGTCGTACCCGACCTTGAGCGGCAGGATCTCATACTGCTCCACCAGCATCCGGAACCAGTCAAAGCAATCGTGATAGTCCACGTAGTTGTCGCCACTCGGCGTCAGGATCCCGCGCTGGACGTATGCCTGATATGGAATGCCGTCGCGCTCTGTCGCCTCATCGAGCCGCTCAGCCGGCAGGAAGAACTGCTCGAAGGCATAAAGCTGCCCGGACTTTTCGACCACCACGCAGCATGCGGTAAGGTCGCGCGTTTGAGACAGGTCTATCCCGCCGACACAGTAGCTCCCACGGAAGTCTTCCATGGTCAGGTGTGCCCCGCACGCATCCTCGACCACCTTCGACGGTAGCCATGCGAGGCTGCTGTTCTGCTTGATGTTGCAATACTTAGTTAGGAACTCGGCCTTCTTGGAAAGCGAGCCCTCCGCGATGGCGATCTCTTCCAGAAGATAGTCGACCGTCACGGAGACGCCGAGGTTCGGGTTCGACTTCCGGAGTTCGTTGATGTCGTTCCACTTCTCCGGGTCGTCGATGATATACAGAAAAGGCAGCAGCCTCGTCTCCTTGCTGTCGCCCATCAAAAAACGAGTTGACCGTTTGATCAGCTCGTCATAAATGGAATCGTTTATATATCCGGAGGTCGTGCAGCTGAGCATCAGGCCCTCTGGCCTCGCGCCCATCGCGCTCTTCATGACCTCGTACTGTTTCAGTCCCTGATCACCCTGCCAGCTTGCCACCTCGTCGCAGATGGTGAGGCTCGGGTTGAATCCGTCGGACTTCTTCGCGGAGAACGCGATCTTCTTGACCGTCGAGTTCGTGCCAGGAATGCACAGATCCGTCTGCCGGTGCCGCGCAAGCATCGAGTCATCATGCACCTTCCGATGCTGCGTGTCCTTCTCGAGGCTCAGCTCCTTCAGCTCCTGCCATTCTGGATCCAATTGAATCTGCTGCCAGATGGAGTTGTAGATGATGTCTGCCTGCTCCAGCTTCGGCGCGAGGCAAAAGACCCTGGCGCCATACCCTCCGTCCACTCTGAACGTATAATTGCCCAGCGCGGAGGCGAGGAGCGACTTGCCGTTCTTCCTGGCGACCACCAGCACCACTTCTCGGAACTGTCTATGTCCACTCTGGTCCACGATCCCGAACATCGCGCTCAGCATCGCCTTCTGCCAGAGCTCAAGTTTCAAGGCTCCGGGCGCAAGAGGCCCCTCTGTATGAAAACAGTGTCCCTCTACCCACGCTATCGCCAGCGCCGCGCGTCTCTGGTCGAACGCGAACCGTTTCTCTTGCAGTCCGGATACCAAGTACTCATAAATAAGATGGATAAATCGCCCTGCGACAATAGACCCATCCTTAAGTCCTTGATAGTAAGCGTATATGTAGTTATCTTCCCCTTTTTTTGTCCGACTCATGCCAAATCAGGCGATGCGCGCGAAAATGCGCAAAAGAACAG